GCGCACCCAGACGGTGGCGATGCCCAAGAACGATTTTTCGGTGACGGGCATGTGCCGCTCCTGATGATGATGGTCAGACGGTCGGGACGGTGACGCCGAAGAACAGCGGCATCAGCGTCGGATTGCCGTGGCTCGGCCGCGTGTTGCGCGGCAGCCAGGACACGGGCAGGGCCTGCCCGCCGGGGCCCTGGCGGGGGCTCCAGCCGTGCAGGGCACGGATGCAGGCGCTGATCAGCGGGCCTGCGGTGGTCGTGATGCGGTCGGTGTCGGGCGCGCTGGCGTCGATCACCAGCTGCACCAGCCACACCTGCTGCACGCGGGCCACGCGGTGGGCCGTGGTGCTGTCGGCGGTGGGCTGCAGGTCGGCCAGCATCAGCATGGCGCCGGGCAGCTGGGGCAGCGTGGTGGCGCCGGCATCGATGTCGTCGGCCAGCTCCACCAGGCGCAGCTCGGGCACCTCGGTGCGCAGGCGGTCGCGCATCAGCGGGCCGGGCCACAGCGCATCCTGCGCCCAGGGCGTGGCGCCCGGGATGAGGGGCTGGGGCAGGCTCACCAGGCACCCCCGCGGGCGAAATCCTTGGTGCCGCTGCTGAACTGCGCCAGCTGCTCGACGACGGCCGCGGCGGCCGGCTGGCCGGCCTCGTCCAGGCCCAGCTCCAGGCGGCCGTCGCGGATGTCGCGCAGCTGCTGGCGCGCCACGCGGGCGGCCTCGGTCACCCAGGCGGGCGGGTCGGCCTGGTAGAGCGCCAGCAGCGCGATGTCCTGCGCGGCGGTGGCCAGCACCAGGGGCACGCTGGCCAGGGGCAGCGCGTAGCGGCCGGCCACGTGGGCGGACACCTCGGCGTCGGCCCGGTCGCAGGCGGCCTGCAGCACGGCCACCACCACGCCACCGGTGCGCGGCGTGCCGATGTCGGTCAGCGAGGCCAGCAGCCGGTCGTTGTACCGGGCCTGCATCGCGGCGGGGGTGACGGTGGCGGTCATGGCGGGGGGAGGTGCTGCGGCGGGTGGGCCGGGCGTGGACCGATGGGGTGGGCGGGTCGGCGGGTCAGCCGCTTAGCCGGCCGTCAGCGCGTGCGCCGCCGGCTCGGACCGTCCCGTGATGGGTGGGGAGGGATGCTCCGCGCCTGGCGCGGTAGGTGCCGGTCTGTCCGCGGGTCCCGAGGTGCAGCGGCCGGCAGCCGCACCCGATCACCCCCGCTGCTCCCTCTCCCGTGGGTGCGGTCAGCCCTCGGCGGCGGCGGCCGTCGCGGGGGGCTCGATGTCGATGTCGATCACGACCAGCTGGCCGCCGGGGGCGCCCTCGGCGCGCAGCTGGGCGATCTGCTCGCGGGTCAGCTCGGCGAGGGGGATCTCGGTCGGCTCGGCCGAGAAGCTGCGGCCGGCGCGGCGGAAACCGGCGCGGCGGGCGATCACGCGCAGGCCGGGGCGTGCGGTGGGGGTGGCGGCCTTGACGGCCGCGGTGTTGGGATTGGGATTGGCAGTGGCCATGGTGTGGCGCTCCTGATGATGGGGTGAGGCGTGGGCTCAGCCGTGGGGCTCAGGCCGATCAGGCCAGCCAGGGCACGACGACGAGCTCGGCGGTGCCGGCCGCGACGTTGTCGGCGCCCGCGGCGTTGCGGACGGCCTTCAGGACCTCAGCGCCCGCCTTCTCCAGCTGCGGCGGGACGACCAGGTGCGTGCCGCGGAACGCCAGCACCTTGCCCTTGTCGCCCTTGACGCTGGCCATCGATGCGCGCAGTGCCATGTAGTTGGTCGCGTCCAGGCTGAGCTTCGATGCGTGCGCTGCGTGCGGCAGGCCGTAGCCCACGTTGACGCGCGCATCCACGCCGAACCTGAACTCCTTGCGCGTGAACACCGCCTCGTCGTTGGGGTCGGTCATCGAGACGAAGGAGTAGTCGCGGCGCTTCTGGAAGATCAGCGGGCGGATCGGGCGCGACAGATCCAGCAGGTACCAGGCCGTGCCCGAGCCGCCCTGGAAGTTGCTCCAGCTGCCCATGCTGCCGTCCGCCAGCTCGACCGGGTGGTCCGTGTCGAAGAAGTACTGGCCATCCCAGCAGGTGGCGTTGAAGCCGTTCGCCAGCAGCGGAAACACCAGCTCGTCAGGGTGGGTCTTGGCCTCGCTGCCCAACTGCTTGACCATCGGCGTGTACATGCCGATCTTGTCGTCCTCGATGTGATCGCGATCGACACCGATGGTCAGCTCGAAGGGCTTGTTCTTGATGGTGTACGAGCCGGTCTTCAGCGACTGAACGACCCGATCGCCCAGCCACTCGCGGAAGCGCGGCATGGTGCCGAGCCAGCCGTACTCCTCCTCGGACGTGCCCGAGTTGACCGTGGTGACGAACTGCGCGTACTGGCTGGGAGCCTGGTCCCACGCCTGCTGATAGATGACCTGGAAGCCCCGGAACATGTCCGAGATCGATTGACGGTTGACCAGCATGGCCGGCTCCTGATGTGAAGTGGTAGAGGCTGCGGACGATCAGCAGCGCGTCAGAACTCGACCCAGACGCCACCGGCGTCCACGTCGTGGATGCGGCCGGCCACCGGGCGGGTGCTGCTGGCGCTGGTCAGCGCAACGGTCTGGTCATCGACGACGTAGCAGCTCATGCCGATGTGGGCCAGCGTGATGGCGTCGGCCGACGCGCTGTTGGCCATCTGCCAGCAGCCGCGGCGCACGGCCACGCGCTGGTCGCCGGCGGCGCCGGCGGTGTTGTCGCAGGCCTCGACGGCCACGCCGACGGTGCGGTTGGCGGCGGTGGCCGTGGCGCGCACGGCCACGCCGGTGGCCGAGACCTGCACCATGCCGCCGGCATAGATGCGGGTGGCAGCGGCCACGGGCAGGCTCAGCTCCAGGGTGCCGTTGCGCCGGGGCGTGGCGCGGTCAGCGGTCAGTGCGGGCATGGTGCGCGCTCCTCAGGTGCGGGGTGATCGGGGGTGCCGGGGCTCAGGCCTTGGCCTGGGCCTGCAGCTGCTGGGCGTAGACCTTCGGGTCCAGGCCGAGCTGCGTGGCGATGGCGGTCTGCTGCGCGGTCAGCGCGGTGACGCCGGCGCCGGCCTCCAGCGCCTGGCGCTGGGCGTCGGTGGTCTGTCCGCCCAGGCCGGGGATGACGGGCATCGCGGCCACCAGGCTGCGCAGCGCCGTGATGTCGCTGCGGCCCAGCGTCTCCAGCTGCGGGCGGAGTGCGGGCAGCACGCGGTGCTCGGCGACGGCGCGGTCCAGCAGGGTGGCCACCTCGTCACCCGCGATGCGGGCGGACAGTGCGGTGACCTGCGCCTGCAGCGGGGCCATCACCGCGGCCAGCGCGGCGGTCAGGTCCGGGGCGGCGGCGGCCGTGCCGGCACCGGCCGGGGCCGGCACGCGGGCCGACAGTGCCTGCACCGCCGCGGCGGCAGCGGTCTCGGTGGCGGTGGCCGGCAGGCCCAGGGCAGCGGTCAGCGCCACCGGCACGGCCGGGCGGGCGGACAGGGCGGAGACGCGCGTCAGCACGGTCTCCTGCGAGGTGCCCGCGGGCAGGCCGAGGGCGGTGATGAGGGCGGTGAGCAGGTCCATGTCGGGCTCCGGGGCCGTGCGGGTCGTGGGGGGTGCCAGCAGCTGGGCCGCGGCGCTGAGGGCGGTCTGCAGATGGGACATGCCCAGCAAACCGGGGTGATTGGTGATGGCGGCCAACAGCACGCCGGTGACGCGGCCGGTGGCCTCGTCGTCGACCAGCACCGGGCTGATGTAGCGGTAGCGGCGGGCCTGGATCTCGCTGCGCGCGGTGTCGGTCCATTCGACCTGGCCCCACAGGCCCTGGCCGGCGCGCCACTCGGCCCGCAGGATCCAGCCGGCGGCGGGGGCCGGCTGGCCGTTTTTGGGCGCGTGCAGCGTCTGGTGCTCGTAGTCGATGACGATGGGCGTCGACGCGGCGATGCGGCTGATGTCGGCGGCCAGGGCCGCGCCATCGGCATCGGTGACGGTCCAGGTGCGGCCGGGGCCGGGGCGGCCGTCGCGGCTGGCGAACTCCCCGGCAGGCAGCAGCTGCACCCAGCCGGCGCCGGCCGTGCCGGTGCCCGCAGCGGTGCCCAGGGCCTGCGCGGCATCCAGCGGCAGCAGGGCCGACAGCATGGCGACGGCCAAGCCGCGGCGGGTGGTGTCGGGGGCGGTGCGGGAGGGCATGGCGGCACTGTGCCGGCACGCTCCGCAGGTGGACAGTTAAACGGGATTGGGCATTTCTGGGCCCGCTGCCCCCTCGCGCGCACGCGAGGCCGGGCCGGCGATCAGCCCAGCAGCGCGTCGATCCAGGCCTGGGCCTCGGCCAGCAGCGCGGCCTGATCGCCAGCGCCCAGCGTGCCCGCGTCGGGGTCCAGGAAGAAGATCCCGCGCCGCGGCATCCGCTCGGTGCCGTACTCGTGCAGCAGCGGCACCTGCCAGCGGCCGCCAGCGGTCTCGCGGCTCATGCCGACGGTGACCTGGTCGTCGGTGGCCAGCACGCTCAGGCTGCGGGCCATCTGGCCGCTGCGCATCAGCAGCGTGCCGCGCTGGCGCACCTGGCCGGCGCTGGGGCCGCGCCGCACGGTGTCGGCCTGGTCGTAGGCCGCGCGGGTGCTCTCGGCCAGGGCGGCCCAGGGCGCGCCGGATGGGTCGCGCTTTCCCTGCAGGCGCAGGTCGATGCGGGCGCGCAGGGTCTGGCCCAGCGCCTCCAGCAGCTCGCGCGGGTGCTCGATGTGCTGCTGCGCGCGGGCCAGCAGGGCCTGCAGCTCGGGCAGGCCGGTGGTGGTGATGCCGCTGCCGGTGGTGCTCACGGTGCAATGCCGGTGCGCAGGGCGATCGGGCGGCCGTCGGCATCCAGGCCGGGTGCGGGCACCAGGTCGGGCATCAGGTCGGGCAGCTCGGGCAGGTCCCCGGGGCGGGTCAGGTCCAGGTCCAGCGGCGGCACCGGGGGCAGGCTGGGCAGGGGCGGCATCGCGGCCTGCGCGGCGTCGTAGGCGCGGCGCATCGACAGCCCGCAGCGCATCACCTGCAGGCGCTGCTGGCTGCGGCTGAAAGACTCGCGCGCGGCCCGCAGCATGCGCTCGGCGTGGCGGATGCAGCTCAGGTCCTCGGCCACGCGGCGCTCGGCCGAGGCCACCCGGCGCGCCAGATCCTCGGCGGGCGGTAGCTCGCCGCGGCGGTCGGTCAGCAGGCGGCTGGGGCGGTCGGTGGGCTCGCTCACGGCGTCACCTGCACGTCGATCGGCAGGCCCTGCAGCGCGGCGGGGATCACTCGGTCGGCGTAGGCCTGGCAGGCGGCTCCGGCGGCGCCTCGCCGGTCAGCCTCTGCTGCCAGTGCTGCAGCTCGGTCAGCAGCTGCTGCGAGCACGTCGGCACACAGATCGCCGGGGGCGGCGGCTGGCGCCCCTCCGGCGGCAGCGGCGGCAGACGGCGCGGGGGCGGCGGCAGATCGGCCGGCGGCTGCGGTGGCAGCGGTGCGCAGGCCGCGCACAGCAGCAGGCAGCTGAGCAGCGGCCAGCTCAGCCGGCGCCTGTCGGGTGTGGGCATCACGGATCACCTCGTGGACGAGTAAGTCAGCGGTCTGCTGCGCGCTGGCAGCGATCTCGGCCTGGCTGGCCGCGCGCTGCACCAGCTGGGCGCGCTCGGCCTGCCAGTGGGCGGCGGCAGCGGCCTCGGCCTGGCGGGCGCCGTGGCCGACGCCCAGCCAGATGCTGGCCGCGGACAGGGCCGCGGCGATCAGCAGGGACACAGCGATCCAGCGCAGTGCGGGCATGGTCAGGATCCGCCGAGGACGGTGAGGGCCAGCGTGCGCCAGGTGGGCGCCGTGGCGGCGTAGGCCACCGGCAGGCGCTCCAGACGGGCCACCTGCGGGCCCTCGGGCGTGGCCTGCAGCACGGCCACCAGCAGCTCGGCGCCGTCGGCGCTCAGCGTGGCGTAGCCCAGGCCGGTGGCGGCCGCGGCATCGGCGGCCACGGCGGTGGCCACCGGCTGGCCGGTGACGGGCGATGCGATGGCCGCATGCAGCCGCAGCACCTCGGCCTGCGACCAGGCCGGCGCATCGGTGCGCACGCTCGAGCGCGCCTGCACCACCTCCCCCGGCAGCATCACCGTGCGGCTGGCCACCGGCGCGGCACCGGGCACGGTGGCACCGGCACCGGCCGCGTCATCGGCACCGCGGGCCAGGGCCTGGGCGGTGTCGGCGGGCAGCATCGCCAGCGGCACCTGCTCGTCAGCCTGAGGGGCGCGGACGAACCGCCGGCCGTCCTCCCCCGCCACGCGCTGGCGGGCCAGGGCCTGGGCCACATCGGGCGACGTGCCGTCCAGCGCCTGGCGCTGCAGCTCGGCCAGGCGCTGCGGGCGGGCGGTGCCGGGGTGGTGCTCCCAGCCGGGGTCGATGCCGGCTGGGATCTGCCGGACTTCGCCGGTGCGGTGGTTGATGTGGGGGATACGCACGATGTCTGGCGCCTCACGCCGGACCGGCACGCCGATCTGGCGGTACTCCTCAGCCTCAGCCTCCGACACGGCGACGACGCGGCAGCGGCAGCGCCACCCGTTGGGGGCGTAGTGCGTCTGCCACCACGGGTGATCGATGGGCAGCGTCACGCCGTGCCAGCTGGCGTGCAGCGGGCGCACGTGCTCGTCACCCATCGTGAGGTACATCAGCAGCGGGCGGCGGGACCGGTTGCGCAGCTGCTGCTGGTACTGGCCGGCCGCGTGGGCCGTGCGCATGTTCGCGTCGTAGATGAGCTTCAGCCGGCGATCGTCGAAGCGGGCGACCCGCGTCTCACCCGTGACCGGGTCGGTGATCTCGACGTCGCCCCACAGGCCAGCGCTGACCAGCGCGCTGCGGATCTCCGGCGCCACGTCGGCCAGGTTGCGGCCAGTGGCGATGGCGCGGGTCATCACGTCGTGCACGCGCTGCAGCACATCGGTCTGCAGCACGCCGGCGATGGCGAATGCGGCCGCGTGCTCCTCACCCCACACGTCAGCCCAGCTGTAGGAGGGCTGCAGCAGGCCGCGGCGCTGGTAGGCCTCGACGGCATCGCGCGGGGTCGTGAATCCGAGGGTGGGCAGGGAGCTGGGCATGGCGGCCTCAGATCTGCAGCCCGGCCTCACCGGCCAGGCGTGCGGCCAGCTGCGCACGCGCCACAGCATCGGCCAGCGGGCCGGCCTGCATCTGCGCGATCAGCGCAGGCAGGCGGGCGGTCAGGGACTCCAGCGTTTCGCCCGACGCAACAGCGCTGTCGACAGCGGTCAGCAGCGGCGACACGATCGGGCCCAGCACGGGGCGCCACGCTACGGCGGCCTCGGCCACCAGGGGATCCAGCGCATCGGCCGCAGGGGCGGCGGCAGGGGCACCGGCACCGGCACGCAGCGCGTGGGCGGGCTGGGCGATGGCGCGCAGCAGCTGCTGCAGCCCGACCAGGGCCTGAGGGCCACCAGCGGCGGCAGGATCGGCAGGCTGGCCAGCGCCCGCAGCGCGTGCCCCAGGCGGCGCACCAGTCGGCGCACCAGGTGGCTGTGCAGATGGGGCAGCAGGATCATGGGCAGGGGCTCCGGTGGTCGGGTGGGTGGGGGCCGGCGCGGGTGCGGGCGCCGTGGCCAGCACGGCCTCGCCGTCGGTGGGCTCGGGGATGCGGAGCTTGTCGTGGGCCCAGGACACCGGCACCCGCACGCCCACCGCCACCAGCTTCGGCAACGCTTCGGCATAGGCGGCCAGGTCCTCGGCCTCGCCGTTGTCCAGCGTGACGCGCGGGCAGCGGCCCGGCGCCACGCCGGGGCGGTTGACGGCCACCAGGTGACGCACCAGGCGATCCAGCGTGCCCTGCAGCCGCGTCGCGTCGTCGTCGCGGATGTCCATCCGCACGTCGTTGTGTACGGTCCCGAGCGCCTGGCTGCCGACGCTGCCGGCATCGGCGGTGAGGGTCTGGCCGAGGATGGCCTTGCTCTCGGCCCTGTCCATATAGGAGGCGATCTCGCCGAACGAGCTGCCCTGGCCCTCGGCGGCCTTGATGAACTCAATGCTCATCCCCTGCGGGATGATGCCGGCCGCGTCATGGCCGATCTGGGTGACGGCGCGCAGCAGCGTCATCCGCTCTGCAGGTGTGGCGCCGGACGGGTAGCGGCCGACACGCAGCGGCAGGCCGTAGATCTCCAAGAATTCCGACCAGTCCCGCAGCCCGTAGTGCTTGATGAGATACGGCCACGCCAGCACCCGCGCCAGCGCCTGACGCGTGACATAGCCGGTGCGCGCCGGATGCTGGTGCACCAGCCACGCCAGCGGCAGCAGCTCCTGCCCGGCCACGGCCGGCAGGTGCTCGGTGGCGGCCACCATGTCGGTCTGGCTGCGCAGCAGCAGGCGCGTGCCGCAGGCGCTCGCGCGCATCCAGCGCTGCGGGCGCGAGGTGAGCGTGGGCATCAGCACCCGGCGGCCCGATGCGTCAGCCTCAGGCGTCCACACCATCTCCAGCGGCGCGTAGCCGCGCAGGATCGCGCTCGTCATCTCGGTGATGGCCAGCGCCAGGCCGCCGTGCTCGCCGTTGCACGTCACGCGCAGGCCATCCAGCCAGGCGCTCACCTCGTCGGCCAGCCGGCGCTCAGCCGCATCGGCATTCTTCGGCGGCTCGACGGTCCAGGACTGGACGGTGAGCGCGCCGCGTCTTTTGCCGAGCTCAGCGTAGGCGTGGGCGTCGCGCTCCTCGATGTCCTCGGCCAGGTCCTGCAGGTCCAGCAGATCGCCCTGCTCGGCACGCAGCAGGATGGCGGCCAGGCGCTCGGGCGTCAGGCCACGGGCCGGATGCTCGGCCAGCTGGCTCTGCAGATAGCCCACGCTGGCGGTCTGCGGCTCGGCCAGGCGGCCGGTATCCACGCGCAGCGGCTGGCCGTCGGGGCCGAGGATCTGGATGGTGCTCATGGGTGCTCTGGGAGGGGTCGGGAAAATCGGGGCTAGGAGCGTTTTTTCCGGGGGCGGGTGCGGCGCTGGTACCTACCTGCCCCCGTGAGGCGACGGGAACGCGTTCCAAATCGTTCCAGGGCCTATCAGCGCAGGCCATCACCACCCGCCACTGCCGTGCAGGCGGCTGAAATGCTCGGCCAGGTCGTCCAGATCGTCGGGCGGCGGGCCGCTCAGGCGGTGGGTGTGGCTGTCGGGTGCGCGCTCGGACCAGCGGCTGGCGGTGGCGGGGATGGGGGTCCAGGCGATCTCGTGCAGGTCGCGGGTCCAGGCGTACTCCAGCATGCACAGCGCCACCGCCGCGTCACCGTGGCGCTTGCCACCCTTGCCCGCGCCATCCTCGGCGGCCTTGGCTCGGGCCGCGTCGCTGGCGGTGTTGACGGCCGGCACGCGCGGCACACCGTTGATGAGCTGCACAGCCCGCAGGTCATCGCGGATCTGGTCATCACGCGGCAGGCCGGTCGTGGTGCCGTCCTGCAGCGCTGCGCGCAGCTTGGGCATGTTCTCGACGTACCACTGCGCGCTGATCTTCACAGCCTCATACAGCTGGCTGCCGAACTCCTGCTGCAGCGCCTCGCCCAGCGCTGCGCCGTTGCCGCTGGCGTCACCCGCACCAGAACAGAACCGCTTGCGCTGCAGGTAGCCGATGACGTGCTTGAGGATCTGCTCCTGCGAGCTGAACGGGCAGTTGCGCAGCTCGATGATGAGGGGCACGTGCTTGACGAGGTCGTGCTGCTCCTCGCCCACGGCCCACACGGACAGGTCCATCGTGCGCGCGAAGTCGCCCCCGATCGCGTGCCGCAGCAGGGGGCTCATGCGGTCCAGGTGGGGCTGCAGCTGCTCAGCGATCCAGCCGCGGATGGCGTACTCCCGCGTCTCCTTGCTCAGCATCGCAAACCCGTCATCCCACTGGCCACGCACCAGGGCCGGTCCGGTGGGGTTGTCGCTCGACCAGGCCGGCACCATGCGCGCGGCGATGTGGGTCAGGCTGATGTAGGCCCCGCCGCTGGCATTGGGGATGGCGTCCAGCTCCTCTCGGGCATCCGTGCCGTAGAACGCGTAGGTCTCGTCGACCCAGGCGTCCTCGGCCTCCTGGGTCCACTGGCGGCCCTTGCGCAGGCACACGCGGCGGTAGAGCCCGTCGCGCACCGCATCCATGAATCGGATGGTGTGCACGGTGGCCCGGCCGCGCTTGCCCGCGCGCACCTCTTCGATCAGCTGGGCAAATCGGTTGTCCGCGCCGTCGTGCGTGCTGATGATGCGGACCCGGTCACCCCACATCAGCATGGCCAGGGCGGCCTTGAGCAGACCAGGCAAATCGGGGGCAAACGCCGCCTCGTCGATGACGATCACGCCCTGCTTGCCGCGCAGATTGGCGGGCCGCGACGACAGCGCGACGATGCGATGCCCGCTGCGCGGGAAGGTCACCTCGAAGGTCTTGATCTGCCTGTCCGCGCCGTCCTTGCCCTCATCGGCAAACAGGCCCTGCTGCACCTCATTGGCCGCCACGTTGAAGGCGCGGGCCCACATGGCGGCCGCCTCGATGTACTCGCGCGCCATGTCCTCGGTGGCGCTGATGTAGTAGACGTTCGATCCCGAGGCGGTGCTGGCGATCAGCACATCGTCCGCGGCCTCTCCCCAGGTCAGCCCGATGCGGCGCCCCTTCTCCGCGATCTTGAGTTGCGCGGTGTCGGCGACCCAACGCTGCTGGTAGGGCAAAAGGGCCGGAGGCGGTGCCGCTGCGGTCGCCTCATTGGTCAGGCCCACCAGGCTGGGCGCCGTGGCGCGGCGGGTGGAAGGTGGCAGGCTCATCGATCCCCCCAGCGCACACGCCCTGCAAACACCAGCGGCGGCACCCAGCGCGCCCGCGGCTGCAGCGGCACGTAGCTCACCACCGCCAGGCGGCCATCGCGGCGGCGGCGGCCCACCAGGACGTGAGGGAACGGGCCCCAGTGGCTGCGCCGGGTGATCAGATAGACCCGACGGCCGTGGCGGTGCAGGCGCCACCACAGCGCCAGCGCCCACAGCACGCAGTTGGAGCGCGCGGCGCCCATCACGCGGCCGCAGGTGCTGGCGCACCGCCCGGGATGCCCAGGATCATGGCGCGCAGCGTGGCGGCCGTCTCGTCGCTGAGCGCACCGCCGCGCTGCAGCTTGGCCACCGCATCAGCGGCACTGCGCGCACGCTCGGCCACCTCGGTGGCCAGGCGGGACTGGCTGACGCGCGCCCGGCTCAGCCGCGCGATGGCCAGCGCGGCCCGGTCCATCCGCGCAATGCGGGTGTCAGGATCCGGATCGGCCTCGGCCTCACGCGCGCACAGCAGCGCGTCGAACAGCTCGCTCTGCACGATGGCCATCACCGCCGCGCTGCGCTGATCGCCCTCGTCCGGCGAGGTCTGGGCGATCAGCTGGGCGGCCTGCGTCGTGGCGCGGATGCTCTCCTGCGCCCGCTTGAGCTTCTGCGACTCGGCACCCACCGCGCTGCGGCCCACGTACACCGCCACGCCACCCTCGCGCAGCAGCGCGTTGAGCTGCTCGGTCAGGTCGGTGATGTCGCCGAACTGACGCTCCACGATGGCCTGGTGCAGCCAATCGCGGTACTCGGTCGGCAGTGCGGCGATCTTGCCCACGGGCGGCATGGCTCAGCCCTCCACGTCGCTGACGTCGACGCCGGGCACCGTCGCCAGCTTGTCCACCACATCCCGCCCGCGGCGGGTGATCGCGGCGGTGGTCAGGCTGCCCGCCTGGCCGACCTCGACCAGGCCGTGCTCAGCCAGCCAGCGCAGATCGCGCACCACCTCGTCATGGGTGCTGCGCATGCTGATCGACATCAGGTATCGCTGCAGCACATCGGCTGCAGCCGCCACGCCAGGCGCGCACTCAGCCAGCGCGCCCAGGATGACGCCGCGACGACGGGCGCGCATGAAATCGCCGAACGATTGGGTGCTCACGATGCACGGTCTCCGCGGGTGATCAGGTAGGTCTCGATGCGCTGCACCGCCGACAGCGTCTGCGACAGCCCGCTCTCCAGCCCCTCGATGCGGCTGCTGAGCGTGGCCACGGTGCCGCTGAGCTGCGTGAGCTCGACGGACGTGGGCACGTGCTCCAGCTGCAGCTCCAGCGTGTGCACGCGGTGGTGCAGCTCCAGCCGCTCACGCTGCCAGGCAGCCTGCGCATCGGCCAGCGCGCGCGCGGCATCCACGCCCGGCCGGCGGACATAGGTGTAGACCTGGCCGGCGCTGATGGCGAGCAGCCAGAGGAGATAGAGGGCGGTGAGCGGGGGGCTGCTGTCGGGCATGAGGGGCTCGGGGTGGGGTGGGTGGTGGGGTGCAGTGCCGACAGCTCACAGCACCATGTAGGACATCTGAGGGGTGACGCGCGAGACCGCCGCCGGCCGGAATCGCGCCCGGCCAGCCTGCGCCAGCGCGGCCTCGACCAGCTCGCTGCAGTACCAGCGCCCCGGCCGATCCCAGCGCCGGTGCAGGCCGATGCCGATGGCGGCCGACCAGTCGTAGCGCTGGCCCAGCTGGGTGCGCGCCCAGGCGATGGCCGCCTCGGGATCGGGGCACGGCACGCTGACCCACTCGATGCGCGAGGCCCCGGCCAGCGCCTGGCCGATCGGACGCTCGACGACACCACCCGACAGCGCGCGGGACTCGATCACCGTGCCGTCCTCCGTCGCGATCGCCACGTGGCTCCACGGCGACCAGGTCACCAGACGGATCAGCACGGACGCGAGGGAGTGGTGGCGGGTGTAGACCAGGCGGAGCATGGGGGGCCTCGGGTGGGGTGGTAGGTGGCGGCGGGGGGTCAGGCCTCGGGGGGCGTGGTGGCGGCGGCTGCTGCGGCTGCGGCTGCTGCGGCTGCGGCCGCCTCGGCGGCATCGCGCTCCAGCTGGTGCTCGCGGATGTCGGCCAGCAGGCCGAGCATCAGCTGCTGCCGCGTCATCGTGGCGCCGGGGATCACGGCGCCGGTGGTCGGATCGCGCAGCTGCAGGACGCGGCTCATGTCGGCCGGCCCGACCGTCCAGCCCAGCTGGCCGACGTGGCCGAGCTCGCGCACCGAGCCGTCGGCCAGCTTGATCGCCTCGGCCTCGATCACGCGGATGGTCGCCTCGCCGCTGGGGGCGTAGTCGATGTCGATGTGGGGGGCGCGGACGTAGACGGTGCCGGGGGTGGTCGACGCGTAATTGCGGTGCATGGTGTGCTCCAGTGGTGCGGCGTTAGCCGGTGTAAGGTGCCCCGGACAGCAGGGCGGCGAAGCGCTTGATCGGGATGCGATCCGCCTCGGGGATCTCGTTCGGTGCCCAGGCGACCAGCGCGATGGTGCCCTTCCAGCCTTGGGCGAAGCCGTCGCCCGAGAACGACCCGATGCCGACCTTCGCCGTGTTCGGCGCGAGGGTCACGGCCGCATTGCCCGGATACCGGGTGCCGCCGTTGACCTGGATGCTCAGGGTGGTGCTCGTGAAGTCCACGTCCACCACGCTCGGCACATCAGATGCGATAACGGTTGCGCTGTCAGCCAGGCCGAACGGGCTGTTGGACACGATGCCCACCGCCTCGTAGCGGTTCGCGTTCGTGCGCACCAGGCAGCCCGACGTGGTGGCAACGCGGCGGCCGGCAATGGCCCTGACTTCGGACGCCACGGTGCTTGATGCAGCACCGATGATGACTTCCTTGGACGGGGTGGCAGCAGGTGCCGGTGCGCCCAGGAAGTCGTCCGTGCCGTCGAACGACAGCCCGTAGTAGCCGCTGGGCAGCTGCACGATGGTGGGCCGGCTGCCTGCCATGGCCTGGGCGGCGTGCACGCCCAGCACCTCGCGCACGCTGACGTCATCGAAATAGGCCGTGCCCGCGCCATTCACGCGCAGTCGCACCACGCAAGCCGTCTGGCCCACGATGGGCGTGAAGAAGACGGTGTAAGTAGCCGACGCGGTGTTCGTGAGCCCCCCGCTGAAGGTGTAGCTCTGCGAGTTGCCCTCGACTCCGACCTGGTAGCTGGTGGCGGTGCCACGGCGGGCGCGCACGGTCAGCCGGTAGGTGCGGCCCGCGGTGATGGACGGGAAGATGCTGACCACGCCTTGCCGGTTGGCCAAGCCATCGGGGTTCGTCACCTCAAGCTCGCCGCCGACGACGGCCAGCGTGGCGCTGTTCTCCGCGGTGAACGGCGAAACGCTGCCGCTCGCCAGATCACCGTTTGTGAGGAGCTCCGCGCCGAGCGTGCTGGTCGAGATCTCGCGCACGCTGACGTTGTCGAATGAGCAGACCGCATCAGCGTTGCTGATCGCCACCTGCAGATACAGGGTGGCGCTGCTCGCCGCCGCGTACGTGCCTGAATACTCGATCATCGAGCCGGTCATGCTGCCGACCACCTCGGCCAACACCACGCCGACAGTGTCGGCGTCGGATCGCAGACGCAACACCGGCACGCCGCTGCCGGATGCCCTGGACGACTGGAAGCTGAGCCGGTACGTCCGTCCGGCTTGCACAGCGATCTGCTGCTGAACACCTACGTACTGACCGGTCCGCGTGACCTGCAGCGCGCCACTGGTAGCCACCACCGCGCCGGTGTTGCCGGTGATTGCCGCCCAGCCCGAATAGTCGGACGTGAACCCGCCGTTGGCAGCCAACTCAGGACCTACTGCACCGGCCAGCCCATAGGACCGATCGAGCAGCAAGCCAGCCAGCCCAGACAGCGCCGGTGCCGTCGTGCCGTTGGCATCGCCAAAGACCGACGACAGGTCACGCCCCAAGTACCACAGGGCGGCCCCGTTGCGCCGCGCAGCCGCGATCGCGGCCCGCTCCAGCATGCCGTACCGGTCGACCGAGCCGGACCGTGCGCGGGCGCGCGATCGCGTCACGAGCCGGTCCCCACGATCCACTTGAGCGTGGCGGCCTGTGCGCAGTAGGCGGCGAAGTACGTCGCGCCGGACGGCACCATGATCGCCTCGGACGTGCCCGGCATGATCTCGATGGCGCCGTTGGCCGTGGCGACCACGCCGCTACTGGTGCCGAACTCGATGATGATGGGGGCGCTGGTGCTGTTGCCGTACCGGATCACGGTACCGGCGGTGACGGCCTGGGCCGCACTGGTAGTGGCTGCGACCAGGGGCAGCGAGCCGCCGGTGGCGAGCGTGGGCTGGAAGGCACGCGTGCGCCAGGTGCTGTCGGTGTCCTGGGTGACGGACAGGCTACCTGCGGAGCTCTTTGCCCCTGTCGAGGCGGGAAGCCGGTTGACCGTCTGCTTGACTAGATCGCTCAAGCGCTTGATGCGCGCCAGCAGAGAGAAGCTCCCGGTGTCATCGGTCGCCTGCGCATCCGCCTGCGCCCCCATCGCCGCATTGAGCTCCGCCAGCGTCGCCTGCGAGGCTGCGCCAGCTGCGGGGAGCCGGTCCCGGATCTCGGTCTCACGCGCAATCTGCGTGACCTGATTCGCCGCCGTGCTGTCGGCCGTGCCGCCACCACCGCCGCCGCCGCCCGTCCCTGCGGCGGGCAGCTCCAGCGTGCCCTCGCCGAGCTGCCAGCGGATGGTGCCGGCGCCGGTGGCCAGCACGGCAAGGTGGGTGGCGGCGGTGCCGATCTCCAGCGCCAGCTGTGCACCGGCGGGGACGCGCAGGCTGTCGGCCGTGGCCACCACGTCGGCGCCGCCGGCCAGCACGTAGACGGTGACCGCGCTGGCGTTGTCGATCAGGACCGACGGCAGCTGCGCGTCGATCGCGTCGGCGCGCAGGGCGACGCGGGTGGACGACGTGCCGACGGCCAGGGGGGTGTGATTGCGCTGCGCGCGCCAGGGTCGGCTCATCGTGCACCTCGTGCGGGGGGTTGGGTGGGGGCGGTGGCCGGGGCCGGGGCTGCAGCCGACGCCTGCGCCGCCACGCCCGCCCGGGCGCGGGCGCTGGCGGCCAGCAGGGCCTGCAGCTGCTGCTGCACGGGCTGGGGCAGGCTGCGGCCCTCGCACATCGCGCGCTCGTCGGCGCGGCGGGTGACCAGGCCGCCGCAGGTGCTGCGGTGCTGGGGCAGCGCGCAGTCGCGGCCCTGCATCCAGCGCCAGCGGCTGATCTGTGCGCAGGTCTCGGCCAGGTCGCCGCGGCGGGCGGCCAGCACTAGCGTGCTGGGGCGGCCGTCGCGCAGCACGCAGATGCCGTCGCGGTGGCCCTGGCGGCCGGGGCCGACGTTGAACATCAGGCTGTTGAGGGCGGCCCTCACGTGGCCGGGCAGGGCCTGCACGGCGGCATCGCCGATGCAGCGGCGCAGGGCGGCATCGGCGGCCAGGATGTCGTCGGCCAGCCAGCGCGCGCACTGGGCGGGGGTGTGGGTGGCGCCGGGGCGCACGTCGGCGCCGGTGTGGCCGACGCAGGCCGTCAGGATCTCGGCCGGATCGCGGTAGGTGCGCCAGCTGACGCCCTCCCACCCGGGCAGCGCAGCCCACAGCAAGGCCGCAGCGGTTGCGCCGATGGCTGCCACGACGGTGGGCGCCGGCCCTCCAAGGGGCGCGCCCGGCAGCGGCGCGTCAGCGCCTGGCGGGGGGGTGAGGGGGGCAGGCATGCCGGCACTGTGCCGGCACGCTCCGCAGGTGGACAGTTAAACGGGATTGGGCAATCCCGGCTCTCTCGCGCGTACGCGAGGGGTGCGGATCAGCGGTCGCAGCGCTGCGCCGTCTGCACCTGCTCCTCGAAGAGCGTGATGTAGCGGGCACGGTCCAGATGCTGGTAGACCGCGGCCGTGAGCGTCTCGCGGCCGAGGAAGTCGACCAGGGCATCGACGCTGGCCGTGGCCAGCTTGAGCAGGATGTCCTTGGCCTCATCCAGGCAGGCGGGCACGCCCACTGCAGCCACCTGGCGGCGCACATCCTGCAGCCGGGTGATCTGCGGGGCCAGGGCGATGCGGGGCGTCACCAGGGCTACCCGCTCAGTATCTGCCCAGAGCTGGTACAGCTGCACCAGGCTGGCGGCCTGCGGCACACCCTGCAGCGTGCGGCTGGGATCGACCCTGCGCGCCACGCCCGCGGCTGGCGTCATGCGGTTGGTGGCGCTGCTGGGGCGCCACTCCATCTGCGTGTCACGCGTGGTGCTGGGGCACGGCGCGTCGCTGTAGACGACCTGGCCGCCAGGGCCGGTGCACTTGTTGATGGCCAGGGCCGGGCCCGCCATCGACAGTGTGAGTGCAGCGATCAGCGCGCCCCGCGCGCCGAGGGTGCCGCGCCAGCGGCGTGTATCGGGCATGTGGTCCTCCCAGACCTCGTCATCTCAGGCGCGGCCAGACCACCCGACCGATCACCTGCACACGCCGTGTCAGGCTCTGGTCCAGCTGCTCACGCTGGTATGCAGGATTGTCGGAGATGAGCGTGATCGTGCCATCCATCATCCGCTGCACGCGCTTGACGACGCGCCTCCCCATCACCTCCAGGACGTAGATGCCGTCGACGGCCACCGTCTTGGCGGACTCATCGATCACGACGGTCTCACCCTCCAGGAGCGTGGGCGCCATGCTGTCTCCCAGCACTTCGATCGTGCTGAGTGGCCCCTGCGTTCTCCCGATGTTGGCCTCTAGCCATCGGGTGGTGACGGCCATGTCGCCGGCCATGTCGATCTCGGGCCCGTCGATCGGGCCCACCCCTGCGCCTGCCGATGCGGCTCTCATGTGTCTCGGTATCACGTGGTACTGCACTCGTGTCCCGCCGCCCCCCTCCAGAGACAGCACCAGCGGCGGGACTTGGTGCATGTCTGACGCCGGGATTAAGGCACCAGGCGCGGCGCCATGTCCACCGGTCGAGGGGGTAGAGGCACCCATGCGGGGGGATGCGGAGAGTGCAGGACTGCCGACGTGATCTGCGCGCGCAGTGACGACCAGCGGCAGCGGCGCGGCGTTTGCCGCATCGGCATCCGGCCGCTTTGACCCAATGTAGTCCGCGAGCGTCTCGGAGACACCGGCGGCCGGCGGATAGCCAGGCACGACACCCGGCACGCCACGCGCGGCCATCAGCACGAGGTCCTCGGTCAGCCCTAGGCGGCTGGCCATCTCGCGCAAGGACTTCAGCGGCACCTCGCCTCGCCTATCCCACGTGCGCAGC